CCCGTTTCGGCGGCAAAAAACCGCTTATCGCCCCTCTAGGGCGCCCAGTAGGTGATGAATCTACGAATGGTGTCCCCCCGACTTAAGTCGGAAGCCACCGGCCACCAGCTGTCACCAGCTGGATCCAGGATAGGCGATGTCCTGTGGTGTTGTCCCTTGGGGCAACGCCGGTCGATGGTATCCCCAGCGTCGTACTCGCAAGTACGACATCCGGGGTCCAATGCCCGAGCGGAACAGTATACCCGATAGGGGTATATGCTCGCACCCAGATGTCATGGGGCTCGCATCCTGGCTTTATGAACCAGAATGCGGGGCGGTCGTGAATGACCGCATCCCCCAGAACCTCCGGGCCTCGGCATCGGCGAACAGCACTCGGTACCTGCTCAAGGCAGTACCGCCAGGCGGACAGGGGGGCGCGAGCCCTCCTAAGTCCGTTCGCGAGTGCTATCCATTGCTGCGGTTCATCAGGCAATTCCTTTATATAATGGGCCCTCACGGGTACTCCATCAAAGAAATCGCCACCGCAGCTCTCTCTAAACGGCCCTTCACTGAAGGATTTCCGTACGTTAACCGTGAAGCCGAAGAAAGCTAGTGCAGCGTGAACGCTGCGCACATGCTCTCTTGGGTAAATCAGGTCGTCGCCGAAGCAACGAACCTGATCGGGGTCGCCCCCTTCTTCCCTCACGATAACGCGTGCCAGAGTCGCGAATAGCAGAGTCTCGAGCTCGAACGTAAATCCATTCCCCATTGAGGAGAACTTCTCTAGTCGAACCCATTTCCCCGCTACCCTTGTCATCCGAGCACGTAGAGAGTCGAGCAAATTGTACCAGTCTTGCGGCAAGCCGAGTTTCACAACTAGGCGAGCTACAGTGTCCGATGCATTGCTCATATCGTCCGTGGCAAGATTCCCATTAACGCTGCTCTCACGAGCTAAGCGCATGTGGGTCTCTTTCCCCGTCGATAGGTCGATACCAATACTCAAGAGACCGCGCCTGATCGTGCGAGCAGCGTCAAGCTGCAGGCCGAGCGGGATCGAGGCTTCTTTGGCACACCCTCTGTCTTTCGACCCGTCCTTTGGAACGGTGAAGAAGATGCTCCCACGAACGACCGTCGGCGACTGCCGTCGATCGCGTACCACCCGCCCCCAGCTGGTTTCCCAGAAGAAGGGTAGGAGGTCCGTGGAGTTTTGGTACGAAGTTGGGACACTTGACATCTTGTCAGGAATTGTTATTAACTTCCCAACGTCAGCATACGTGGAGCCCCCGCTAAAACGCGGAGTGAGGTGGTGAGGTAGCTTGGGTAACACTGCCCTAATCTCTTTACGCCATAATTCGATGAACTGAACTATAGCGCCATCTTCCGGGTCCTCGAGAAAGAGGTGTTCTGGAAGATAGCGATTAAGGCGGGCGTTGGTCGCACAACACTGGGTTTCGCATTCCCAGAATGTTTTGACCGCTACTGCCGCAGTATCTACACCCGAGGGCAACTTACACTTCCGGAGAAGTTCGGTCACCAACGCGTCGCGTTTAAAGGCGATAGCGTTAGGGTAGGTCCATGGGTCTCTCATGCGGAGCTCTTGAAGCTGCGCCCACTCTCCGTTGCTCACTAGCAGATCAACTGCTAGCGCGCGTGGAGTGCCTATAGCCCGGCATAGTGTCCGGACTAGCTTTTGGATTTGATCCATCTGCGTTATTCCCAAAAAGATTCGTAAGAGAACATACTGTTAAATATGCTCAGAGCCGACGGCTTGATTTCTCAAGTCGCAGGGACTCCGTCACGAATCATTGCCTTGGTGAGTGCTGCGCTGAACAACCCAGTGGCCAAAGCCACGAAGTCGCCACGCTTGCTCTCAGGGAAAGCATCCGGCACAGTCACGTTGATATTCGCTTCAGCCTGCGCAACAAGGACAGTCAAACTGTCCTGAATTACAGCATGGGGCATCGCGAACTTCGTAGTGACTGCGCGCGCCTTGTTAGGCGTTTTTCGGGCGCTAGCGGAATAACGTGGAAAAGCAGAAGGCGAGTCTCCAACTTTGTACACCCAATCCGCAGTCGAGCCGAGGCCGGCTGCAGGGTTCTGGAGTTCAAAGGTGCGGGCTACGCTCGCGGCATCGTTGACGATGATGTTTACTGCTTGAGGCATGGTTTATTTTCCGATCATTGTGAAAGGGTTTAACGAAATAGTTTCAGAACAGTGTTCACCTTTTGGCCGACCAGAGCAAAGACAATGGATGTCATGCCCCAGTTAACTTCAGGCAACTTGAACTGAAACGCTGGCGCCGGTATATCTCCGACAGATCTCACCTTACGAGTCTCGTTCCATGTCACCATGGTAGAGGCAGGATAATATGCCGTTCGCGAAGCGACATGATTACCCTCTCGTCGATAAGTGCTGGTGACTGATTCGTTGTCGAACGTTAGTCCCGCAAAGTCCGTAATGGACCCGAGGACCTGGCCGAAGTTTCCGAACCAGTTCAGCAAGAAGGAGCCTGGGACGAGGTCCCAAGCCACCAAAGCAGGGTTGAGCAAACCGGCACGTTCTAGCAGCCAAGTATTCGGGTTTGAAACCGAATACCCAGCAGCTACCGTGACGGTGACCGTGCCGCTACACTGCCCGACCAGTCCTGAGTAAGGATCTGGCCAGTCGCGTGTATCGGTCCAGTCTGCGTTGCCTCTGCCTGTCATCCACCCCATAGTAGGGGCCTCCTGGACGACGGTGTTAGCAGCTGAATACAAGTCTTGCATGAGAGGAACCCACCCGAAGATAGTTTCCAAGTAAATCGATGATCCAGTCGTAAGAGCAACACGGGCTTGACGCCCTGCTGGTCCACGGTTATGAATGTTACGATTCACTAGCAATAGTGCACGTTGCTGCTTATCCAAAAGACCTGACAATTGCTTTGAGCGATTGACGATCATATCTCGGGACTGCTTGTATGTCCCGAGGGCGACGCCTAGCGAAGCGCCGCCTTTTCTCAGCCTCCCACGAAATCGTCCGTACGCCTGGTTGTATGCTGATTGCCACGCTCGTTGAGCAGGGCCGTCGGCAATATCGCCAAAGTACGATGATCCGAAGGAAGCAGCGGGGATTGGATATTCCCCAACAGTGCGATACGAGGTACATGTCTCCTTGTTCATGTTGCAATAATTCGCAACCAATCGGTCTGGCGGCGAGACGTCCCATTGGGAATTCTCGTGGGCCATAGGGATCGGTTGGAGCAAAGCTTCATTATACTCCGAGGACATGTTATAACGATATCGCATGTAGACTCCTTGTTGCAGATTGTTGCAACACTGCCGGGTTGCCCGGTAGGTGGAGAGAAGAGAGTAGGGGTGGTGTCGATCGAGCGATGGTAACCAACCAAAGCGCGATCG